TGTCAAGTTTTTGCAATTGAGCCGCCTAGTAAGGCCGAAGTAGCTAAACGTATAGTTTCTATTCTAACAGATTCTAATGTGGAATTTGATAAAAAAGATCTAGTTACTGTAGTCAATTCTGGATATCCAGATATCCGTAGAATACTAAATTCATGTCAGCGTCAGGTAATTAACGGTACATTGAAAATTGATAATGCCAGTTTAATACAAGCCAACTACATGACTAAGATTGTGGAGTTACTGGCTCAGCCTGATTCTAAAAAAGAAGCATTTACTCAAATACGTCAATTGATTGCTGATAGCAAAGTTAGAGATTTTACATCATTATATAAGTTTTTATTTGATGAGGTCGATAATTATGCAAAAGGCCATGTTGCAAGTGTTATTCTAATTCTGGCAGAAGCACAGTATCAAGATTCTTTCGCAATTGATAAAGAGTTACATGTTATGTCAATGATGGTCAAGTTAATAAACGAGTTAAAATAAAAATAAAAAAGTTATGTCAAAACAAATCTATTTCAATTCTCACAGCCGTGATGGTTTAAAGCGTGGCATTGACACGCTAGCAGATGCAGTAAAAGTAACATTAGGTCCTAAAGGTCGCAATGTAGTGATCGACAAGGCAGGCGCAGCTCCTATTGTAACTAAAGATGGAGTTTCGGTTGCCAAGGAAATTGAACTCAAGGATCCATTGGAAAATGTCGGAGCTCGACTGGTTAAAGAAGTTGCCAGTAAGACTGCGGATGTTGCCGGCGATGGTACAACTACAGCGACAGTATTGGCTCAAGCTATTATGACCAGTGGTATAAAAAATGTTACCGCCGGTGCCAATCCGATTGAACTTAAACGCGGTATTGATAAAGCTGTAGATGCTGTAGTCCTGGAGTTAGATAACATTGCTACCAAAGTAGATAACGATTACGAAAAGATTCGTCAGGTAGCATCGGTATCTGCTAATAACGATGATACCATTGGTACGTTGATTGCTGATGCAATGCAGCAGGTAGGTATGGAAGGAGTTATTACAGTTGAAGAAGCTAAAGGCATTGATACTGAACTTAAAACGGTAGAAGGTATGCAATTTGATAGAGGGTATATTTCGCCCTATTTCATTACCGATAATGCTAAGATGGAAGCCAGTTACGAAACTCCGTATATCCTTGTCTTTGATAAGAAAATCAGCCATGTAAAGCAGTTCTTGCCAATTTTAGAAAAGGTCGTACAAAGCGGTAAGCCATTGGTTATTATCGCCGAGGATGTCGATGGCGATGTATTAGGTACATTGGTATTGAATCGTGTACGGGCTGGCTTGAAAGTTGTTGCTGTCAAAGCTCCTGGGTTTGGAGATCGTCGTAAGGAAATGTTAATGGATATCGCTACATTGACAGGGGCAACAGTTATATCAGAAGAATTAGGACGCACATTAGAAGAAACTACTATTGAAGATCTAGGTATTGCTGAAAAGATTATTGTAGCCAAAGATGCAACAACAATTGTTAATGGTTACGGCGCTGCAGATGAAATTAATGCTCGTATTGAAACAATTAAAAATCAAATTGAAGTTAGTACATCAGATTATGAACGTGAAAAGCTTCAAGAGCGTTTAGCTAAAATGGTAGGTGGAGTGGCTGTATTATATATCGGTGCTGCCTCAGAAGTTGAAATGAAAGAGAAGAAAGACCGTGTAGATGATGCACTAAGTGCTACTCGGGCAGCAGTAGAAGAAGGTATTGTTCCTGGCGGTGGTGTTGCATTTGTACGGGCAATGAAAGCATTGGATAACCTTCAAGGAGATAATGAAGATCAGACTATTGGTATTAATATTGTACGTAATGCCATCATTGAACCACTTCGTCAGATCTGTTATAATGCAGGTGCTGATGCATCTGTAATCATACGTGATATTCGTAATAATAACGAGTTAGGATATGGTTACAATGCTCGTACGGAGCGATTTGAAAACTTGTTAGAGACAGGAGTTATTGATCCAAAGAAAGTAGCACGTGTAGCATTACAACATGCAGCATCAGTTGCTTCAATGATCTTAACTACCGAATGCGCAGTAGTCATTGAACCAGAGGAAAAGAAAACTGCATCTACTCCTCAATATGATTTGTAATTTGAAATAAAGGATTTATATTATGGCTAAGAAAGATGTATTTAAAATGAACGCATCAAATTCATCTCAACCTAAAATAAAGGCTGAGGATTTAGAAAATATCGTATGTGAAAACTGTGGAGGAAGATTCTTCCGTCAAGTACATGCATTTAAACGTATTCCGCAGTTGTTATCACAGTCTGGTAAAGAAGAGATTGTACCAATCCCGACTTTCCGTTGCGATGACTGTGGTCATATTAACGATGAATTTATGGTTCTATGAGTACTAAAGCAGCCACTATCTTTGATCACTTATCCCATATAACGGAGAAAAAAACTCCATGGGATAAGTTGTCAGAGATGGATCAAAAATCTTTTAGCCCATACCTAATTAATCGATGGCTATCAATGCACCCAGACTATATTGAACTAATTGATATGTTTCAGCAATATACGATTGGCGGTATGGATCGTAAGCATGTATATCAATTATATCTAGATATTTTACCTAAACGTAAAATATATGCCAAGTATATAAAAGGTAAAGATGCTGACAAATATAATAAAGAGCTCATTGAGTTTATGGCTATGCATTATAATGTATCTCGACGTGAAGCGTTAGAATATGTAAGTATATTAATGGATCTAGATAAAGATACTATTACAAATTTATTACGCAAGTATGGTAAAACGGATAAAGAAATTAAAGGATTAATGAAATGAATGAGCGTGTGATATCATATAAAGATGCTGTCGATCATCCAAGTCATTATGGCGGTGCTGACAATACATATGAGGCCATTAAAGTAATAGACGCATGGCAATTGGATTTCTGCTTAGGTAATGTAATTAAATATGTATCTAGGGCAGGAAAGAAAAATTCAAATGCCGAATTAGAAGATTTGCGTAAAGCTGCATGGTATCTCAATCATCGTATTGAACAATTGCAAAATTCTAAAAAATAAATTTGGTTTTTCGAAGCAACTTACTTATATTAAAGTATGGATAAGTTTCTTAAGTATGCTATACGAGAACCTAAAGAAGGTGACCGTAAGATATCGTATTCACAATTTTCAATGTATTCAACTTGCCCTAAACAATGGGAGTTGGCATATATCAAAGGATTACGTACATTTTCTCAAAGTATACATACATTGTTCGGTACGGCATTACACGAGACATTGCAATTGTATTTAACAACAATGTATACAGAATCTGTTAAAGCAGCAGATGGATTAGATGTACGGGCTATTCTTAAAGACAAATTGTTAACTGGATATAAAGAAGCTTATGAACAGATGGGCAATCACTTTTCCAATAAAAACGAACTTAACGAATTTTATGAAGATGGTGTTGCAATTTTAGATTGGGTACGTAAACATCGCGGTAAATACTTTTCTGCTAAGAATGAAGAGCTAGTAGGTATAGAAGTTCCAATTTATCATCCTGTATCAGATAAACATGGCCATGTACTTATGTTAGGTTATTTAGATGTAGTTATTCGTAACAAGAATACCAATCGCATTAAGATCATTGATATCAAGACTAGTACAATGGGATGGAACAAATATCAAAAGGCTGATAAAATCAAAGCATCCCAGTTAGTGTTATATAAACAATACTATTCGGAGCAGTTAGGTATTGATCCAGAACAAATAGATATTTTGTATTTTATCGTTAAACGTAAATTAATTGATGGTGCCATGTTTCCACAGAAGCGTGTACAAGAATTTAAACCGGCTAGCGGTAAACCTACACGTAACAAATTAGTTAAAGAAATTATTAGTTGGGTAGATAGCAGTTTTACTACGGACGGTAATTATAATGTAGAACGTGAATATCCAGCAGTTGCTGGTAAGAATTATAAGAATTGCAAGTTTTGTGATTTTGCAGAAGATGATGAATTATGTCCTTTAAAGAACAGAATCAAAAATTAAACAAAATGAAATGTGCAATTATCGGAAGCCGTGAATATGAAAATGTTCGTAAGGTTAAAGATTTATTGACAGACCTTAAGAAAAAATACGGCGATGAACTAGTAGTTATTTCCGGCGGATGTCCGGAAGGTGCTGATAAGTATGCTAAAAAATATGCGTTGGAATTTGGAATCAAGTATAAAGAATTTAATCCAGCACATACACCGAGAAACTTACATAGTGCCATGTCAGACGGATATTATGGAAAGCCGTATCATGTATCACAATTTCATCATAGAAACATGTTAATTGCCCGAGACTGTGATGTAATGATAGCATTAGTTCCAAAAGGAACAGATGTCAAAGGTAGTACTAGCGCCATTAATGCGGCAGTTCGTTTGAACAAAAAGGTGGTTATAATCACCTAAAGCATATTTATAATAAATAAAAAAGAACGGTTACGGAGTTTTAATGCAACAATTACAGTTACCAAAGCTTAGGAAAATCGATCCTAACAAGCCAAAGAAAAAGAAAATTTTATTGCTATCAGATGACCTACGAATGCATTCTGGTATAGCAACAATGTCTCGAGAAATTGTACTCAATACATGTAAAGAATATGATTGGGTGCAATTAGGTGCTGCTATACAGCATCCAGATATCGGTAAGATAATTGATATCAGTGCTGAACTAGCTAAAGATACTGGCGTAGATGATGCGTCATGTAAAATTTATCCATATAATGGATATGGCGATGCTCGAGTGTTACGTGAGATAATGTCAATTGAAAAACCAGATGCTATTTTGCATTTTACAGATCCTCGATTCTGGGGATGGCTGTATCAAATTGAGCATGAGATTCGCCAAGAGATTCCATTGATGTATTATAACATTTGGGATGATCTTCCTTATCCATATTGGAATGAGCCATTTTACGAATCATGTGATTTGTTAATGAACATATCACGTCAAACACAAAACATTGTAAAAAATGTAATTT